TAACAGCATTTGCTCGTGTACAATGTTTATATTGTCAAGACCGTAATCGTAAAATGGCTCCAAATCTTTGTATACTGGAATACTTATATTATTATCAACGGAGAATTTTAAATCATCCGAGTTTTCATTTACGTATTTGCTAATAAGTTTGAATAATTTATAATAATCACAATAAGTTCGGTTTCTGAACATGGAACTGAATTTGTTCAGGTTCTCTAATTCTGTGGAAAATGTCTTATATTGAAAGAAAAACGAGTCTAAACTAAACAAAAATATCTGTTTGTTGTTGGATTTACTCATAGCAGTATGCATCTCTTTTAATTTCATAAGTTTTTCTTTCATGTGTATTTTTTTTACTTCTATACGTTGGTTAAGCTGAATGATATTTTTGAAATCAGTTTCTAATTTGTCGAATTTATAAGGATAATCTGTATTCATTTGTATTAACTGTATATTTTATTGTTCTATGTCTCTATGTATTATTTCGGCGAATATATCTAAAAATTGATATTAGATACAATGTAGTCATTCATACTATCTAAACTTCAACAATGATTTCAGTTATTTCAGGAAATATACTAGATGAAATACAGACAACCTGTGCCGATATTTCAGTATATGATTATATTTATATCTCTGTTGGTTCCAAAGAAAACGACCATGTAGTCTATTTCAATGGTGGCAAACAAGTTCATTCGAACGCTTTCATGCAAATGGTCCCGTTATTTTTACACAAACCGGGTGCAAATGTATTGATAATTTCTATCGATACATTCAAACATACTCACCAAATATCATCACACGTCAGAAAGTTGGAAAATATCGTTACCGATAATATACATTTCCTCCTCATCAACCATTTTTGCGATGCGGTATTTATAGATAATTTCATGCACGTGTTCATAAAGAAGTTGAACCAAACAAATTTCCCTGCCGCGCGTTTCATGATTACTAACTTTATTCGCCATAAACATTCACCAAATGCAATCGAGAAACAGTCCGAAGAAATAATACCGACTACTATCCAAACTGCGTTAGATTCTACTGCAACATATGGTACGTGCTTCTTTCAATGGTTTGGATACAACCCAATGTTTTATAATTACGTTTACAATTATAAGCGATTGAAGTCAAATCCGGTAGTTTACAATCATATATACGCGGTCGAGGATTTGCTCACTAAATTGTCTAGAAAAACTCTTTCTGAAAAAATTGTCATCCAAAATATGAGCGTAGTATTTATTTTACAACACATGTACAATTTTTGTCAATATAATAATCTTACTGATAGGATTGCATTTTCCATTCACGATGAACTTATTCGCGAAGAGTCAATTGTAATCGTGACATGATTATTCATTGGCTTTTGATAAACAGGTTTCGAAAAAATATTGCAAAGATGCTTTGTCTGTTCCACTTACAAATTCGTCTGGCACATAATGGGCATTGTCGTCGTAATATGCTAACAATGCGGGTATACCCTTTACCATTTTTTTACTTTTCATGAAACCATATACATCTATGTTTTCATCTACATCCAGTGATACAAATTGTACATTGTTGGGCATTTTAGTAATATAATTTGTAACATCATCTTCTATTTGTTTGCATGGACCACACCATGTTGCTCCAAATTTGACGATAATAACACCAGGATTGGTTTGTAGAAGTTCCTGGAAATGGTTCCTACCATTAAGTTTAGTTATAGTGGGGAGTACCATATGATTGTATTACAAGACACAGTTTATATAGTTTGTTTCGCGAATCATTTTTCTATATATCCATTATAATAATGGAGAAAGGACACAATTTAGATATACACATGTACAGTTTGCAGGATTTGCTCGGCTTATTTGATATTGGTTATGATATTTCACTTGAAGACATAAAACGCGCAAAAAAAAAAGTTCTCATGACGCACCCAGATAAATCTAAATTAGACGCGAAATATTTTCTATTTTATAAAAAAGCATTTGAAGTAGTGGTGCAATTTTATGAAAACCAACACAAACATTCCAAATCAACATCATCAGAAAACAAAGTTGCGTATGACGCATCTCAACACAACAAACTCGACGATTCCTCTGCAACACAGGTTTCGTCTGTACTGAACGAAATGACTGTAAACGACTTCCAAAGTAAATTCAATAAATTGTTCGATGATAACATGATAAAAAAAACAGACACCTCTAGAAACGAATGGTTTACAAACAATGAACAATTATTCGATGTCGATGAAAAGGTAACTAACAAAAACATGGGGGAGGTATTCAATCGCATCAAAGACACTCAATCTAGTATGGTTAAATACAAAGGGGTAGAGAACCTATATGTTAACGGTGGTTCTGGGAACAAAATTTACGATGACGACGACAACGATGAATATGTATCAACGGACCCCTTTAGTAAATTGAAATTTGATGATTTACGTAAAGTCCATAAGGACCAAACGGTTTTCGCGGTAAGCGAACGAGACATCAACAAAGTGCAACAATATTCCTCCGTCGACCATTTCATGCGCGAACGTGGAAAACAAAGTCTATCGCCTCTAGAAAAACAAGAGGCTGAAACCCTATTGGCGCAACAAGACACTACCTACAGACAACGCATGATGCAAAAAGAATACGATGCTAAAAAACAGACTATGCAATACGAAGAAAAAAACAAAAGTGTATTGTCTAACTTTCTGCGCATAAAATATTAGACACAGGAAGATGCGTATCATTACATCTCCATTCGGGTTTCGTAGATATTATCACAAACAAATGTGATAATATGTAAATGACGAAAATCAATAGTAGGAATCTCACCTATGATGGTGTAACTTTTTCATCTTTCTCCCCACCGCTACATGTCTAATTCATCGTCAAATTCATTTTATGCTGGCGAAATAACCATGGCTTGTCCATATCTAATAACAGATGGTCATAGTTGGTATGCTTGTTTTCAATATCGCTATAATTCTCATACTGTGTGACCGTAGGTGGGGTTATCATGTACCAAAAATATTGCATCTGCAGTCGTTTCCAATATACATCTAATGCATACATTTGTTTATTGTCGGGATTCTTTACAAGTTGTTGTACACCTTCTTTGAAATTTTGTATTAGCGGGTCGTACAAAGATTTTTTTACTATATAGCCAGTTGTTGTCTGGCAATTAAATACACGGGCACAATATTCAGCTGTCTGTTGATATGGAGGTACATTGTTTCCGCCAATAATCAATATATCCCATTGGATTTCGGTATTGTCTGTAAATTTTTTCAGATTTTCTTTTAATAATTCGGGGTTCGTGAACGTAATATCATCTTCGCATACAAAGACATAGTCATAGTCTCGTTTTTTTGCCAATTCTAAGCACTTTATATGACTCATTGTACATCCTACCGCACCTGACTTTGGACGAATTGCATTGACTCTTTCGGCGGTGATATTCATTTTTCCGAATTCGGTCAATACATGTTCTAATCTATCAGTACGATGCTCAAGATTAATAAACAATGTATGTTCGAATAAATCTGTCATATAAAAATATGTATATGCATATTTTTATATAGATTCTGTTCATAATATTAGTTTGACTTTTGCTGTTCAATGGTTGTTACCAAATCTTCTACGATTACTTCAGTCTGTTTTGTTTCAATATACGCAGAGATTGTTTCTATTTGTTTCGTCAGTAAATTGGTATGCATTTGTAGCGCCTCATATTTGTCATTTACCTCCACATAGCGAGCCTTCCATTCATTGGTTTGGGCTACCAAATTTTCTATCTCCTTAACACGTACTGACAATGCATTGAATGTAGATTTGTTCGCTATATCACGGGTATCAATGTCTTCTTTTATTTTTTGTACGGTACCTTCATTTGTTTGACTTGCATTGAATAACTCCGTATATTTTGTATCGATTGCATCGACCTGTCGCTGAATCTCTTCGTTGACGGGTGGTATATCACCATCTTCCCAGGATACACTTTTCTTAGTAGTTGGTATATCTACCGTCATTTTTACTTCTTCTACATTGTCTATCTCTTCCATTTCAATTTGAATATTGGATGAGTTATCTATCTTTAGAGAGGCAGGTTGCTCATCCACTAATGTAGCAGACGCGGGTTTGTATATATCCAATTCCCGCTCTCTCTGCAACAACTGTTGTTTCATTAAATCGTCCATATTAGTTAACGCGGCATCCTCAATCGACTTTTCGCGAAAATCAATTTCTTTTGGTGGTTTTTTCTCCGTCATATTGTGATATTCTTGTTGTCGTTGGTCAAATTGCGACGCATACATTTCTTTTCTATTGTCAGTTTCCATAGGAGGCGTATAAATACCATTGGATTGAAAACGAAACGAGTCGGAGTCAACATAACCTGATATAGTTTTCGATTCTTCCTTTCGAATGTCGTCTATCATATAAGCAATGGTTGATTTGTTTATGTTGTGTAAATCAGTTATGGTGAGTTTTTGGCCCTGACTTTGCTCGTAAAATTTGCTAATAATGTCCCTGAACCAACCGGGTTTTTTATCGGTACCTATTTTTGTAAAGTACTGGTGTACAAATGTATTGTTATTGATAATATTCCACAGCAATTCCTGGTTTTCTTTAACTACATACAATGCCATTATCGTCTAAATATACATATAACACATGTTTTATTTATATGGATATTCTCTATTTACTTTTTCCTTCGGGTCCTTGTTGTACGTTTCTTGTATCGTCTGGTTGTTTTTTTCCCTCCGCGCTTTACTTTTGTAGAATAATGTGGGAACGTCTTTTTAATCTTAGTGAAAAATGTGCTTCGGTCCACTTTTTTGGGGTCTCCGTCAGGCAAACGCTCGTTCTCAACCATTTTTACATAGTTGCTCAAAAAATAATCAACTTGGTCTGTACTAGTAAAAGGCGATTCTTCATTTTCTACAATAATGTCAAAATCAGATATATAAGTACCTCGATTATTTGGTTTTTTTGTAGTGTAAAAAACGAGATGTGTGTTTATATCATTGCTTTTGGGGTCTGATTTGAATAATTCGGTTAGCCATTCATTGAAAGCCGTCTTTATCTCTGCAGTTTCAGGTCCATTCCAGCTGTTTAATTTATCCAGGCTCTCCTTTATTAAATTTCCCTTTTTTTTCTCCGGTAGTGTAGTGTCTTTTTGACCATTCGATAGGTCTTCTGCACCTGCGGCGTATTTGTTTGTTTTTTCATCTTCAGTTGTATTCGATTTTCTATTGTCTGGTGATTTTTTATTACCGCGAATACCTGAAATCATTCTTCCACTGGTTCCAGCGATAGAAGAAACGATTGACGACAACAATAATGATGAACCTCCGTTCATCAATCTGTGAATAACTCCTTTTTGTTCAGTTGGTTTCATAATAATACAGGCTAGTTATATTATGATGATATATTTTTAGCTATTGAAATATTGTTTTCGATGTTTGAAAACAAATTTGTCCGGAATTCTTTCTGTCTTGAAATAAGTGATTTTGTCCTCGATTGTTTTGAATCTTCTTTTTCCAGTTTTACCCGTTAACATAGTGATAATGAAATACAGTGAATACATGCCACATTCATTGTTTCCCCGCTGATGTTCAAATGGGTGGTTTTCATGAAACGTAAATACTATTGGGTCTACCAGCTCCAGACCCTGTTTCATTATACGTACGACCAACTTGTTTACTTCGGCTGGGATAGAATCTCCTGCACTGTCCATGTAAAAAATATGTTTTTCTTCTAAATCAACAAATAGAGAAGTCCAATGAGAACCAGATTCGTTATGTTTGTCTAAATTAAATACCACGCCTATCTTATTCTTTCCTTTTTTGAGAAACGTTTCTAGTTGAAACGTACACAGGTCTTTCCATACACATTCATTATTGTATTCTAGCGGACGGCTGTCAAAATCAATTGGAGTCGGTCCTATGAATTGAAATTGTGGATATGCGGCTTCGTATTGTTTCAATACTTCCAATATATCAAAGTTGGTTAGCCATGTTGAGGGGTGGCTTTTCCACAGTTCGGGATGAGTTGGCGCAAACAACGACGTGCGTACTTCTTTTTTTACCTTATTATCCTTGATTGTGTCTATCCAGCAATCTTCGTTTGTACAGGTACTCAATCTGCGTCTCAACTCTTTCCAAATTTTATTCGGGTCTTTTGTTTTGATTGTATTGCCACGATGATGTTTGTTATAAGAGGTACGCAATTGTTTCAATACGTCCGGTGTCATACAACTCGTCCTCTTTATTGTTTGTCCATTTACTACTGGGTTGCAATTTAGTTTCTTTATTTTTTGCGTTTTTCGTCGTTTTTTACCCCCTTCTATTCGTTTATGTGTCTGTATGGCATTCATGATGTTTCTGTAATATATTATAAACTATCATAATATATTTATTTCTTATTGAAAAAATCTTGGGACAAATAGTCTTGTTTTAGCACTTTTTGTTTTCCCCAATAAGATGAAGTTGGTTCACGTTGGTGAGTAGGATTGTCGTTTATTTTTCCAAACATAGATTCTTCCTCTTCTTTTTCATTGTCTCCATATTGTGTACTATTTTCTAGTTCTTTTTGCTTGAAATGGCGTATCAATGTCTTTGTATATGCTTCGAAAATATCGTCCACGTCATTTGTCACCTGTAATTGAGGGTTCTCTATTTTTTTTTGTGTAATATCCATGATTTGCTTTCGATACGTGTTAATTTCTTCTGTTTGTTCTTGCAGTATTTTCGCCTTTTCCGGGTCCTGTTTTGAAATATATTTACTATAGGTTTGTTTGTTCATCAATAAAGCCATAGTCAGTTGGTCTATTTCACTGGAGGGTCTCGGTACGGGTTCGTCATTTTCCATTATACATATATGTATACTATATTTATGTAGATTGTTTTGATTTGATATATTCCTCCATTTTCGATAATTGCTCATCCATCAATATGCATGTTTTCACCAAATATGGTATCAAATCGGTTGTCGCCACACCTTTGTATGTGCTTCCGTCGGTGCCGTCGTTTTCGTTCACCAAATTCGGGAACAGGGCTTCTACTTCCTGGGCAATGAACCCTACATGCTTCTTCGGGTCGGCTTCTTCCTGGGTCTTCCATTTGTATGTACAGGGCTTCAATTGCATCAGTTTTTCCGTGGCATCCTCGAGTGGCTCAATGGCGGTTTTCAGACGAGCATCAGAAGTGGAGGTAAAGCTGGTGCTGCCGGAGGCCATGTAGACACCAGCATTGTCTTTGTCTACGATATTGAATACATGGGAGGCACTTTTGCCGACGCTGAAGAAATTGGTAGCAGCTTTGTCGGTATAGACCGTATAAGAACCGTAGCTGTTGCTGGAAGAATCTACTACAGTAATGTTACCAGGAACAATCATGGTATTGTTTAAGGAAATATCCGTGGAAAAAGTACCAGAAGAGTCGACATCACTATGGATTGATTGGTAAATGGGTGTGGTCACGAAAGTATGTTCGAGTTCATAGACACGAGCCTCACCGTAGTAGCTACTGCCGTTTAGAATCCCAATAGCGAATCTGGTGCCGTCGCTACTTAACGATACTGATTGTCCTAAATAGTCAAAGGCGCGAGCGCCATCAATATACGTGCCGAGTTGATTCCAAACATCATCAACAGAATCATATTGATAGAGGGAGACCTGACCATCATCATCATTACTATAAGTGCCGTTCTTATATGGAGCCCCAACAATGACAATGTTTCCGTCACCGCTGATTGATACAGCATAACCGAAATCATCATTTTGTATTGGAGAATCATTATCAATATCTTGACCCTTCTGAATCCAATTGGTACCATCATATTTGTAGATACGGACGTGACCTACATAATATGCACCTTGGGGTGGACCACCCCTATTCTGAGGAGCCCCCATAGCGACATTGTTACCGTCACTGCTTAATGATACTGATTGTCCTGAATTGTCATTTGCAGCTTCGCCATCAATATCTTGACCGAGTTTAATCCAAATGGTACCATCATATTCGTAGATACGGACGTGACCACTTTTTGTACCATTGCCGTCATTCTTGTAAGCCCCAATAGCGACCCTGGTGCCGTCACCACTTATCGATACTGACCATCCGGATTTGTCACCTGTAGCTTCGCCATCAATATCTTGACCTAGTTGAATCCAATTGGTACCATCATATTCGTAGATGCGGACGTGACCTCCCGTATCAGATACAGAAGTGCCGTCATTATTGGGAGCCCCAATAGCGACAATGGTGCCGTCACTGCTTATCGAGACTGACCATCCTGAATAGTCACCTGCAGCTTCACCATCAATATCTTGACCTAGTTGAATCCAATTGGTACCATCATATTCGTAGATGCGGACGTGACCACTTAGTGAACCATTGGCGTCATTGTCGTAAGCCCCAATAGCGACAATGGTACCGTCACCATTTAATGATACAGACCATCCTGAACGGTCACTTGAAGCTTCGCCATCAATATTCTGGCCTAATTGATACCAACCCGTACCATCATATTGAAAAACAAGTACGGTACCTCTAGAACTACCACCACCCTCCTTAGCCCCAATAGCGATAATGGAGCCGTCATCATTTAACGATACAGAATAACCTAAATCCTCATTGGAACTCGAGCCATCCACGCTATCCCCGAGTTGAATGAAAGTTCCAGTATAATTTATCTCAGTCAAATAATCCGTAATATGACTATAACTCACATCGCTCACATTCACGAACAACCGGTCATTCATCGAAATATCCGAAGAGAAACTCACATTGCTAGCGGCTATCGTGGCGCTGCCAAAGGACAATGCTCCATCGATGGTCACATCGCCGGAAACATAGAGATTGCCGTTCATGCTGGCATCGCCGTGGGTAAAGAGCGCGCCGCTAATATCGACAATGCCGCTAATATCAGCTGCATAGCCGAGACGCTGGGTTTCGACGCCAATTTGAAGAGGGGCTTGTTTGATTACCTGGACGTAGTTTTTGGTATGGTCGAGTTCATAAACACGGACGTGACCGGCATCATAAGTTGTAGTGCCTTCATTATAGTAAGCCCCAATAGCGACACTGATGCCGTCACTACTTATCGATACAGAATATCCGTAATAATCACCTGCAGCTTCGCCATCAATATCTTGCCCTAATTGATTCCAAACCGTACCGTCATATTGATAAATGCGGACGTGACCTGCATCAGCTGCACCAGTGCCGTCATTTAATCTAGCCCCAATAGCGACAATGGTGCCGTCACTATTTATCGATACTGAAAATCCTGACCAGTCATTTGTAGCTTCGCCATCAATATCTTGGCCGAGCTGATTCCAAATGGTACCATCATATTCGTAGATGCGGACGTGACCGGCATTAGAAGTAGTAGTGCCTTCATTATAGTAAGCCCCAATAGCGACACGACTGCCGTCACTACTTATCGATACAGAACTTCCGGAATAGTCACTAGAAGCTTCGCCATCAATATCTTGCCCTAATTGATTCCAAACCGTACCGTCATATTGATAAATGCGGACGTGACCTTCATTACCTGCACCAGTGCCGTCATTATATAGAGCCCCAATAGCGACAATGGTGCCGTCTCCACTTAACGATACAGAATATCCGGATTGGTCATTAGCAGCTTCGCCATCAATATCCTGACCTAATTGATTCCAAATATCATTACCAGAATCATATTGATAGATGCGGACGTGACCACTGTACCAGTTAGTCACAGTTGCAGTGCCGTGATTATATCTAGCCCCAATAGCGACAATGGTGCCGTCACTATTTATCGATACAGAAAATCCTGATTGGTCACTGGAAGCTTCGCCATCAATATCTTGGCCTATTTGATTCCAAATATCATTACTAGAATCATATTGATAGATGCGCACGTGACCCATGTATGAAACACCAGTGCCTTCATTAAATGGAGCCCCAATAGCGACAATGGTACCGTCACTATTCAATGATACAGAACTTCCGGATTGGTCACCTGAAGCTTCGCTATCAATGTCTTGGCCAAGTTGATTCCAAACAGTACCATCATATTCGTAGATGCGGACGTGACCTGCATTTGAACCATTGCCGTCATTATAGCGAGCCCCAATAGCGACAATGGTGCCGTCACCATTTATCGATACTGAAATTCCGGATTGGTCAGCTTTAGCTTCGCCATCAATATCCTGACCGAGTTGATAACTAGGACCGCCTGTAAAAGTAATAGATTCTACTACATCAGTATCGCCTAATTTTTTTCCTCCTAAATAAACTCCGCCATTGAAACTCGCGTCGCCGCCAACCAACAAATGGTTATCAGCGTTGCGTAATTGCAGTGACCCACCGCTCATGTCTACAAAACCGTTGACGTACATGGATTCGAAACAGTTCGCATTGTTGGATAAATCTAACCAATTTGCCATGTTGTATATATATATATAGTATATACAAAATGCAGGAAAATAAAAAAATACAATCTATTTAGTTCCAAAAATACAATCTATTTACTTCTTAACAAAGAAGGACGTAATAGTTTGAATGTTGTGTTTTTCATTATATATTTTGCTCAATGTTTTGTCAAACAACAGAGCCTTTATTTTGGTCGCACAATATTTTTCCTTCTTTTTCATAAACGTCTCTATATCCGGATATTCTTTCTCTAATTTTTCCATTTCTTTGTGATACGTTTTGATAGCCGATTTTTTATTCTGCATTTCCCATATTTGTTCTAATGCTAAACCAAACAATTGTTGCAAAGGTTTCATCAATTGATTCGTAATATAATGCGTATAATCAATCTTCAATTTATTTGCAATGATATAGTCAAACGTTTCTATTTTATCTCCCATCAACGCTTTTGGTTTATCGTTGACAATAAATACAAATCTCATTCTATCGCCGGGTTTTGGTTTGTTTCCTGGGTCACGTTCTCCAATACGGTCAGCCAATACACGATGACCGATTTGTTGAGGATTTTTATAATACCCCCGCAATGCCTTAGTAATCGCTAATTTATCCATACCGACATTGCCTTTAATCAAATCGTCCAGTGACTTTTGTAAAAAGTCAATCGCTTTGCCGATATCATTGTCTTTCATCAATATATTCAAAATGCCGCCATAGACATCTTTCAAATAATCACATGAATCGCGTCGTTTCAATGACAATCCCATAAATTTCATGTATCCTTTATTGGGGTCTTCTTCATACAACATACCCACATACCGTTTCTTTGATAGCAATATAAACGGCATCAACGTTTTCTCATATTCCAACCCCATAGGTGGTTTCAAAAACTTTGTGCATAAATCCGCGGCATCCTGTGCAATTTCAATAGTTGTTTCGAGTGCTTTGTATCCTTTTATTTTTTCACCAGTTTCTGGATTCTCTAGATTGAAAGTGAAGAATACACTATCCGTGTCTCCATATACATACTCGGCTCTTGTCCTAACTACACCATTTGTGCAGCTATTATAGATTCTATCGCCATATACTTCTTCGATAATTCTACGCGCATAAATAATCATCATGCGACCAGTAGCGGTGGTGGAAGCTGCGACGTCTTTTTCATAAAAGGTAGATGTTCGTGACCCACATTGCCCATACAATGAATTTGCCGTTACCTTATAACCCAGTTGACGTTTGTCCAAAATATTCTGCATAAAAGGGTCCTTTTCTGTTTTAATCATTTTACGGGTATCTTTTCTCGCTTTCAGCAATTCTTCTAAAATGGATGGCATAATTCCTTTTTTATTGTCTGGAAATTGTGCCCATCGGCAAATCATTTTGCCGACTTTCGTCTTTTCAGCTTTGGATGTTGCGTTTTTTCGAATATATTTGTATGTGTCAAATTCAATATTAATGTACTGATATCCTGGCAAATTATCATAGATGAAGTTTCCGTCCGTGTCTTGGTCGCCAATAATGCGAATAATCTCTCCTGACAAATTGTACTCTTTTGCCCATACTTTGCTATCATGTGAATAATTCTGGCTAATCATGGACGACGGGTACAGAGAAGAATAGTCTACACAGGCTACCGGATTGTCCATATACATCGAACATTTCGGGGGAAGTACAATGGCCCCTTCATACCCTTCTGCTTCCGTCGGTTTTTCAACATCGGGCATCAACGTATCTTTATCTCTACATTTCTTTGCCACAAAACTAGTGAGTTTGATGCCCTGCCCACGAAACACGAGAAAGCTGATGGGTACACTGCAAATGCGAGACATCTCAACATATCCAGTAATGACATCGATTTTGTTCATCAAATGATGGACTAGGTTACAATCCTGGATACAGTATTTGGCAACGACTGCTCTGTCTGCAGACGACCCTTTGGACAATCTAAAAATATCCTGAGGGGTTACATCGTCTTTCGCCATCCCCCATTTGATGGATTTTCCCTTTTCGACTTCATGATGTCCACGTATCATGATAACATTGAATGTCGACCGTTTTTCTTCGCCATTTTTCATTTCGACCACTTCTCTACCGTACTCGATTTCCTGTACTACAAATTTTTGACCATCTTTGTAGTAATCCGTAGTAAACCCCGTAATTTCAATATGAATGAAATCGCCTTTATGTAGCCCCATCAAATTATTACTGTAGAGTTCAGTTATTTCGCCGTGTTCTGGATGGTCTACATATTCTATTTTTTTCACACTATCACTAATAAACTGCCCGGCAACATCGTCCAACTTGTAAGATGACAAATTAAAATCTCTACGAAAATAAGCATACATGTCGATTTGCAGACGTCCCGCCATACGGGCATAGCGTAAATCATATTCGCCACTTGCGATTTGTAGTTTTGTATGTTCTAAATTATACTTCCCCGGGGCGTCTCTATCTTCATTTGCACAAACCTCGTTCATTTTCCGTGAGAGCATCAAAAATTCTCTGTCGCAATGATTTTCTTCTGCACGACGAAACATGAATTCGTAATCAAACCCAAAAATATTATAACCAATAATAATATCAGGATTTTCGTGTTGAATAAGCTCGGTCCATTTCAACAAAACGTCCTTTTCTGTTTCGACTGTTTCAATGACTGCACCGTCTACCGTATCGCATGTACCAACTACTAGACAATGGTTGAGATAAGGTTCTTTGGACCCATAATTCATAAACGTAGAACCGATAAAGGTGACCTCATCGCCTCGCAGTCTAGGGAATAACAATGTTATCACTTCATCCGTGATTTTGATTTTGTCATCTCTGTCGTATTGCTCTCCAAACAATATGTCCATAACCGTAGTATTTTTTTTCACCTTCAACTTCTTTTCGTATTTCTTTCCATATGTAACAGTATTTTCAATGGTTGTATCTACGCGTCCTCCATCAGCTTCCGCAGAGCCCTCTACATTGTTTTGATGAGTGTCTTTCATGGCTTCAAACATACTATCTATTTTGATTAAATCACTATTGTCTTCTTCTGCCTCTTTTTTTGCGTGTTCGAGGGATTTATTCATCAAAATATGAATAAGCTTTGTTATTTTCTCTTTGGACGGAGGCGTTTTCGGATACACTAGGTCAATATCCTCAAATTTGTCGTACCCAAAAGAAGTATATATCATCTTTTGCAACAACACTTTTCCTTTGTCTTCATCAATGTATTGCAATTGTTTTAAAAACACATCTACCATTTGAGTTACAAGTCGTTTATAGGTTTTTACCGGCATTGGGAAGTCGCCGTGGCTGCTACTAGCTTCAATATCATAACTACATATCTTGTAAGGAACCACTGTTTCTTTGTCCGGCATGGAAACAACGTGTTTCAGTGAGCAGATGTATTCATATTTACATGTGGTTGTTTTCAATGGTACTTTCAGTACGCGGGATGTATTCACTGAGACCCAACCAGACGGACTGATGTCATTCACATGAAAATATCGCAACAGAGGCGGGATGTTGCTTTCGTACAATTCCAACTCTACTTTCATAAATTCAATATTTGCACGAATTCTCTTGTTGCCAAATTTGCTTTCCGGGTCTTTCACGTAGTAAAACCACATATTTTTGTATTTGTTCATGGCAGTGTTGTTTTTAAATTCCAATCGTACAAATTGGTGTTTTTTCCCTGCAGAAAAACCGTACAGTTTGTGATGATTCACCAACTTATATTTTACAATGGAGTTTTTGTATCGAGAATCGACATTATCATTTAGATATCGAATCAGGGCGTTTACCTTATATTGAGTCCAGTCGTCACCAACCCGAATATAAAAGAAGGGGTTGTAGTCATTGACATACAAACAACATGTTTCTCCTTTTTCGTTTATACCAAACATTTGAATAATGAATTCCTTATCGTCTCCCGTTTTCTGCTTGTAGTTCCCATCCTCAGACCCAGAATCACTGTCCTCTTTTTTGGGTGACTCGTCATATATGTGGAAGTCTATCAAACGAAATGACCGTACCACACTGGGCTTTGGTTTACTGATAGACCGCTTGATTTCACTCATTTGTTATTATTGTTGAAAAACGTTTAGGTTGTTTGTATGAACATTTTTATTTCATATAATCAATTTTTATACAACATTTGCAGGGTGAATGCAGTACAATATATATATACTCTCGTGTTACTTCTCTCCACCTGCCCAGCGGATTAATGAAGATGTATCTCTGTCTCCATTGTATTTTTCAAACTTTCCGTCTGCTATTTTTCCCATAGTAGGGTATCCATCCAACTGAACATGTTCATTTTCATTCATGAAGTTTTCTTTTATTTCTCGCATTTTGTCCTCCTGGTCCGCACTTTCGATTTCTTTTATCTCATCTGGAGTATACGTGTTGTTTGATAATAAGTGTCCTTTCATTTCATTCCATTGTGGCATCAAACGGTGGCAATGACCACACCAGTCTGCATGGAACAACACTAATATCGGTCGCTCTGTTCTGTTTGCCGGTTTGACAATCGGTTCTATAGAAGGTTGTTCTCTAACCTGTTTTCTTGACCTCAATTGCTGCAGATGGTCCATTAATTTATCATGAAGGGTGGAAATAGCCATCGGTTGTCTGACTACCGTTTTGACGCCTCGTCTACTTTTTTTCTTTCCTTTTGTAGATTTTGTTTTGTTTTTTTGCGTTTTAGCAGCCTTTTTATTCTTTTTCGTGTTCGTATTGTTTCTTTTTGAACCCTTTGATGTCTTTTTACCCGGCATGTATAATATAACCATATAAAATAACACTAAATAAAATCCTTGTTAAGTATATACTCACAAATGAAAAATTCCAGATTGTTATTCATACTATTCCTAATTATAACATTCATGTTGGGATTTTTTGCAATATTGTTTATCAGACCGATTCGTAGTTCGGATAAAGAAGGGCTCGAAAATAACACGACCAACAACGAAACCGAAAACGACAAAACCTGTCCAACTATGTTAGTGAGACGTGGAAACATATTGTTATTATACAACTCAAATGAACCGAAAGGGGCAAACAACCCGATGCCATTTTTTAATTTAGACGAATATATCAATTATTTAGAAATACAAAAAGAGAAGGGTCTAAATTGTCCGGTTTTGTTTTTGCAGGAAGAGACTACCTCGCAGGGTGAAAATGTATACCGCATCCGCCCGAGTCCGTTTGATTTGCAGGGAGGTCTGCCAACTACACCAGACATTAGTCAAAAAGAGATTGATTCGCTCAAACAGGCAATGAACGTACTTGATGCAACGAGAGACAATCTGCCCTACAATAAGGACCAATATGCAGGATTTGACCCACAGGGACAACATGTGGGTGAATATACCACACTAGACGCCCTTCATGATAGCACAGGTACTCGCAAAATAAGCGACAACCCGATGGATGGAAACTGGGCTGGTACCAGTTATACGCAACAAATGGTTGATTCTGGTAAGTATGTAGGTAGCGAAATTACAAAGCCTGTTTTTTTCAATCCAAAAACCGTTTTTTTTCCTGACATTCCTTCCAATGTTCCTGGTCCAAAGGATATTTTACCTTAAATATATATCAAAAAATTAGTTTGTATATGGTGCAAACTAATTTTCTTCCCTTTTCAATAGGAAATGGCGAATGTTCTCGATGCTCGATTTGTTTATCTTCCTTTGTTTTCCGTTTTTTTCGTATGACATGTTCGAAATACACTCTGGGTCTTTGTTCAATTCCTCAATGAAATGTGGGAAATCATTAAAATTCTGCATAATGGCCATTGCGGTAGTGGAGCTTATGCCAGGTATTTGACACAGAATAATTTCACCAATGTTTTCTGGGGTAATGTTGTCTTTTTTCGTTTTTTTGACTACAGAACAATAGTCTGCCGAAGTCAAAGTCGTTTCGGTAGTTGTCAATATGTTCTCAACATCTGTATTTGTAATTGTTTGTATTTGTGAATTTGTAAACATTCTGGTAAAGGGTTGTGTTAAATAATAAGGTACTTTGCCTTTACTGAATTCCTTTTCTATTTTGTCTGCCATATGTAAGACCCATTCCGCAGTTTCGCGCACACTTGATGTACGATGAACACTGAATCCTTTAAAAAAATTCAACGAAGTAATGGATGAATACAAAATTTTCTTTTCAACGGGGGTCCTCAACTGTGATAAAACTCCCTCTAAAACATAAATAACTGAATGTGGCGGAAATCCACTCGAGTTCAATAATCTATAGGACTGCTCTTCGTATCGCCCATCTTTAATAGACGCAATCAGGTCACTGAATGACTTACGCTCTATTAACAATACATCCTTGCCGTCGTCGGTTTGAAACAATACATCTCCTAATGTGAGTACCTCTTTCGAAACAACCGTGCTACTAGGTGTCGATTGACTACATTGAATCGATACACATTGTTCATATAGGTCTCGTTCTCGTTCGTCTAATATCAATTTCATCTGTGTTCTCAATAAATAATATAATAGTGTAAGTTATTATATTATTTACAACTCATATCTAAAAGTAGGTTGTTGCGCCAGGACGCACGCCAACAGGACGAGACTGGCTAGTTGTGGTGGTAAGGGGCATTTTGAGTACGGAAATTCTCTGACTGGTACCACGCATGGCAACACTTGTCCATGAATCGCGACCGACAGTATGAGGAAGTCCTGCCTTCTTACTTCCACCGCCCTGGTTTTGATTTGTAATACTAGCAATAGAGGCTGTTTTCTTAGTTTGACTGTAAACCATTCTGTTATATATTTACTAAATATATTTTTGTCGAATCAATAAAATTGATTAAATAAGATAGTTAAACAATACATGACATATCCTATATCTATTTGCATTTCATTTTATTATAATAATAATAATAATATGAATATCGATGAAGACGTACGCGTTGAAAAAAACAATCTTGGTATCGAAACGTATATTTTCGACCCCTATAATCCCCTAAATAAGTTAATTAATAAGGATGAAATACAAACGATTCTGAAAAAATACAATGTACCATTCGAACCACATAATTTGGAACTTTACAAACGGGCTTTCATTCATCGTTCATATATTCGTAGACCCGACATAGAAAACAAAACTAACAACATTCTCATTGCACCTAAACCCGACGACTGTATCGGACTTTTCACTAAATCTAATGAACGCCTCGAATTTATTGGAGATGGAGTATTAGAATGTATTACAAAGTACTATTTATATAGACGTTTTCCTAAAGAAAACGAAGGATTTATGACTGAAAAAAAAATTGCACTGGTGAAAAACGAATCGATTGGACGGATGGCTTATGAAATGGGCCTACATAATTGGGTAGTGCTTTCCAAACATGCGGAGGGTAAACAAATTCGAACGAATTTAAAGAAGCTGGGGTGTTTATTTGAGGCATTTATTGGTGCTATGTTTCTAGACTTCAACAAAATTTCGATTCACGATGAAGACAAATGGTTTGAAAACGTATTTGTATGCGGTCCTGGCTTTCAAATGGTCCAAATATTTGTCGAATCTGTTTTTGAAAAACATGTGGATTGGATTTCGCTTATTCGCAATGACGATAACTTTAAAAATATTTTGCAAGTAAAAATTCAAAAGGAGTTCAAAGTGACACCTGATTATTTAGAAGTGGCTGAACATGACGCAGATATCGGTTATCACATGGGCGTATATTTATGTCTAGGGCAACATGTTCATGGGTTGCGGCACAATGATTCCATTGCTATAAGTCAATTCACCTGTTACAATGATATTCATCAGTATATGTCCCAGCATGGAAGAATCTTCCTTTTCATGGGCTACGGTAAGCACAAAATCAAGAAAAAAGCCGAGCAAATTGCATGCGATGATGCTATCCGCGTGCTAGAATCATTTCAAACCACATAATACGTTCATATCGGGCCACTTTCGTCAACCAAATGAATCGGTAAATCGTTTCTCATAAATTTACACTTTCCTTCTCTTGTCCATTCCACCTGTATAGTCTTTATTTCTACTCCATTTTCCCATGCTTTTTTTTTCTCTTTTTTCGGCACATCTACATAATCTGCAAGTGGCACATTTTTTACCTCCATGATAAACGGAACACCATGTTCGTCTATCCCTGTGAAATCAAATCGTGAAGTCATGATTGTAGTTTCACGAGCATAGGATAGAATGTTTTCTAAACCATGTATACAATTATTTTTCAAAGCTCTTTCTGCAATCGTTTCTCCTAATTTTGGGTTGACCCCGACAATAGTCTCATTGCACCCTTCTCTTTGAATACTCAATTCTATACGATGACTCGTTTTTGTTTTATTCCCAGTCATTTTCGACATAATCACATCAGCACCGCTATCTGCTAATCCACAGCAACCCAATGATGGCGAATGTCCCATGATATCCTCTCCATTCTCTATTTTTACATCAGCTACGTATGGTGTTTTGCAATACAATGACGGTCGTTTTATTACCGTCCCTCTTACTGGGTTATCTATTTCGTAGAGTATCATGTTTGTGTATAAGTCATTTGATAACATTGCAAATATCAATTTTCTGCATTTACAGGTATTTTCCTATCTCTCGCTTTACGTCATTTGGCAACTGTATACAATGTATTGCATAGTAGGCAACAATATCATCTTTATTTATGTGACACGGTTCATAAAATCTATTTGCTGAACTTATTTTACAGGTCTGCCCATTGATGTCAAATATTGCGTGGATGCGTGATGGCGACAGCAATACACTCAACCCGCTGTCATATGAATACGCCCTTCCTTTGACGTATTCTAATCGCTTGAATACACCATGCAATAAGTAGTCTCTCTCTATTCGCAATGTATTGGTATCATTCCAGTTTACATCTATTATGTATTTTTTTCCCGGGCTTAGTCTATCAATTGAAACTTCATTTGAAATTCGCATAAATATATCCATATAGTAGATAATAAATGGAATGGTCTTACGGAAAAAATCGAATGGTTTCTGCGTTAGAACGATTGATTGAAAATAAGCCAAAAAGAAAATGGTATCACTATGTCTGCTGTTGCTTCAACCAAACAAACGAGATTGAGGGTACACGATTGTCCGTTTGTTTTGACGAATAAATCTGCATACAAATATATACTAATTCAAATCACATAGAAATATTCTAATAGGCTAAATACACCGACTGATTATGAAGACATATCCCTCAGTATAAACCGAAAAAACGCAGGTGGATATTCTCATGGTGTATTGCAGCATTGGAAGGAACCGTGAATACAAAAATAATTACATAATTGACTATTTTGTTGAATAAGTATTATTATTATGTTGTATTTCAAAAAAACTTATGGGGTTACTCAGAAAAAATGGACAAAAATAAATGTCCTTTTTTTCTTTTTGGGATGGAAAACTTATTTCAAAAAACACAAAAAACAGTTTCATAGCATATCGCAGCAAATCTCGTATTTTTTATAAAAAACTGACTGCAGGATTTTTATTATATTTTTATGGTAGTAAAGTATTTAGGGTTTTTTCGTAAGCATATATAAGTAGAATTATGCTTACTGAAAAACCCCGAAAAATAAACAATTCTTATATTTGTACACATTGTAACTATATATCGAGCAACAAAAAAGATTACAATCGTCATTTAACCACACGAAAACATACAATGCTTACTGATGCTTACCACAAAACCCATAATAATTTAGAATGCTTATGTGGTAAGTATTTCAAACACAAACAGAGTTTATATAGGCACAAACAGTGTTGTGATATTGGGAGAAAAACCCCCATTTCAAATACAGAATACCATAACCAGGTTGATGCTATACATATTATGCACATATTGAAACAGAACAATGAGCTAATTACAAATAATCACGAATTCAAAGCTTTGCTTATTGACCAGTCCAACAAAATGTTAGAGGTTCAACAGGAAAATCATCTTTTACATCAACAACTTATTCACGCAGTGAAGGACACGGGGAACACCTACAATAACACCACTACCACGAACAACAACCAGAAATTTAACTTAAATTTCTTTTTGAATACAACGTGCAAAGATGCCATGAATATGACTGAATTCATTGAAAATATGGAAGTTGATTTCAAAGACATTGAGAACATAGGAAAAAATGGGTATGTGACAGGTATGACGGATATGATTTTATCTCGCATCAAAGAGTTAGATGTGACAAAACGCCCACTTCATTGTACTGATTTGAAACGGGAAACCATGTATATCAAAGACAACGATGAATGGAGCAAGGATACCCCCGATAATACCAAATTACATCAGATGATAGATTATGTGGCAAAACGTAATTACGCAAAGATACCATTGTGGCGTGATAATCATCCAGAATGTCAACAGTGGGACCATCCGCAATACGAGTTTTGTGTATCCATGATGCGCAATATACTCGGGGATGTTGGTACGGAACAAATCAGGTTAGACAACAAAGTCATAAAAAATTTATCTAGACATGTATTGGTTGAAAAACAAGGATAGATTTTGAAGACAAAATGAATTGAATATATTTTGTAAAGATATAATATATTCTATAATCAATGAACAATGCCGATATATTTCAACCTTTAGAAATACTGGAAAAAAAACCTGTACCAAAACAATTTGATAGGGTGAGGTTATTCTACAAAAGAAAGGACGAAATAGGCAATGACCAGGAAACTGATATACCTGAAAAAGTAGACATGGAACAGGTCGATGGCATGGAAGAAACAAAAGTAGACACCGTAACCAACAAACCTGCAATAAAAGTCGTGGACAGGCGCAGAGAAAATGTTATGGACAGAGAAGCCATTATGAATAGGCTTCGTGCTAGAATGCCCGTGCAATTGTTGAGCAATATACCGTCTAGTAGAGAGACTATTCTGGTAGCAGAAGAAAAGAAGACGGAACCGGTTAGACAATTGACTTTACAGAGTAATCTGGAAGAAGATGACGTCCAGGATGTCACTCTAGTAGGTAAAGAAGGAAACGAATATATACTGGAGAAGAGTGGCGACGAAGAGGCAAAACTAGCAGAGGTGCCAATCGAACCCATAAAAAAGATACAAAAAAAAAGAAAACTACGAATAGTAGGAACGGTAGAGGAAGAAGAACCAGTGGTTGATTTGACAACAGCCGTCATAAGAACACAAAAAGTAGCAGACAGATTGCCCAGCGAAAAAGAAAAAATCATAGTCAAGGCACCATCCTATTATATGAACAATCGCAAGATATTCATACAGAAATTAACCGAGTTATTTAAACCGTATCAAAAAGAGTTATTAGACACACAGGAAAGTGCATCATGTGACAATCGTTCCAATAACAAAGGATTTGATATGTTAACACATCAAAAAATAGTTCGTGATTATTTGAATTTGTATACACCGTATAGAGGATTGTTGTTGTACCATGGTTTAGGCTCTGGTAAAACGTGCACTTCTATCGCGATAGCGGAAGGAATGAAATCGTCTAGGCGAGTGTTTGTATTGACACCTGCTTCATTAAAAATGAACTTTTTCAGCGAGATGAAAAAATGTGGAGACGACATGTACAAAAAAAATCAATATTGGGAGTTTATAAGTATTGATGGGAAACCAGAATATGTTGGAATTTTGACAAAAGCGTTGTCCCTTTCCAGTCAATTTGTACGCAGCCAGGGTGGTGCGTGGTTAGTGAATATAAACAAAGAATCTAATTACGAATCGTTAGATTCGTCTCAACAAGAGTCATTAGATGAACAGTTGAACCAGATGATACGCAGTAAATACACAGATATTAATTACAACGCACCGAACCTGGAAAAACAAATACATACATTGAGTGGAGGATTTACACATAATCCATTTGATAACAGCGTAATTGTAATTGATGAGGCACATAATTTTGTAAGTCGCATTGTCAATAAGTTGAAACAGCCAACAAAAATCGCCTACAAATTATATGATTATATAATGAGTGCAACCAATGCCAAAGTAGTGTTATTAACTGGCACGCCTATTATTAATTATCCCCATGAAATAGGAGTGCTGTATAATTTGTTACGAGGGTATATTGTATCCTGGACCATACCGATTGAGTGGCAAAAACGAGACAAATTGAACGAAGACACCATATTGACCATGTTGGATAAAGCCAATATAAAGACTCATGACAGTGTTGAATACGGCGACAATAAGTTAACAATCACACGCAACCCATTCGGCTTTGTAAACACAAAGAAACGTGGAGTAGCGAAGGGTACAAAACGCGTCAAAAAAGGTGGGAAAAAAAGAACAACGAAAAAAGCAAGGAATCTACCCAAAGAGCGGTTCGCAGAAAAGTTAACATTGGAGGAAGAGTATACCATTGAGCAGAATGCCGATGTAGAATTGTCACAGAGAAAAGGTCACAATGGAGACGATAGATATTCCGGTGGAGCGTCAGAAGCATTTGATAAATACAATGGTGTGAAATTGGATGACAGTGGAAATATTACAAACAAAGACTTTTTAGAAAAGATATTGCAAGTTCTCAAATCAAACGGGGCAACTGTATTAGATAAACAAATTAAGCAGACGAACCATAAAGCCTTACCGGATAGCAAAGATGCATTCGAAGAAATGTTCGTAGATGTAGATTCTGGTGATGCAAAAAACATGAATCTGTTCAAACGACGTATTCTAGGATTGTCATCCTATTTCAGAAGTGCACAGGAAGATTTACTGCCCAGATATGTAAAAACAGAAGGAGGAGATGTATATCATGTAGAAAAACTAGAAATGACAGACCATCAGTTTGGAATATATGAAAAGATACGTAAAGTCGAGCAGTCAAAAGAAAAGAACATAAAAAATCTAAAACGAATGAAGAAGTCTGGAAAAGATGATTTGTTCACCGTTTCTTCAACCTACCGTATTTTTTCTAGAGCAGCATGCAACTTCACTTTCCCTACGGACATAGACAGACCTGTGCCGAATATTAAAGAAGGCGAGGAAGTAACCGAAAAAATCATGGACATTGCGCCGACAAACGCGGTCGATATAAATGTAGAAGAGACGTCAGAGGTGGCAACAGATGCAGAAAAGGTAGAAGGAGAAGATGAATCTGTTATTAGTAACAAAGAAGAAGATAGTTATGCTAGAAAAATAGAATCCGCGTTAGAAGCATTGAATGCAAACAAAGAAGACAGTAATGAAAAATTATATTTATCCAAAGACGCATTGAACGTTTTCAGCCCGAAATTTGCAAAGATTTTAGAGAATGTGACTGCACCAACAAATGAAGGATTGCACCTCATATATAGTCATTTCCGAACATTGGAGGGAGTCGGCATTTTACGGTTAATACTGTTAGCCAATGGGTTTGCTGAGTTCAAAATCAAAAAAACGGGTTCGTCGTGGGAGTTAATTGAAGAGCCTGGTGACAAGGGCAAACCGAAATTTGTATTGTATACTGGAACAGAAACAGCAGAAGAAAAAGAAATAATAAGAAATGTATACAATAGCATGTGGGAGTATGTACCATCAACTATCGCAAACGCAATTCGGGAAATCAATGACAACAATACTTATGGCGAGGTAATAAAGGTGATGATGATTACCTCCTCTGGTGCGGAGGGAATTAACTTAAGAAACACCCGTTTTGTCCATATAGTGGAACCATATTGGCATATGGTCAGGGTTGAACAGGTGGTGGGTCGTGCAAGACGTATTTGTAGTCATCAGGATTTACCAGAGGACATGCGTACAGTAAAAGTGTATCTATATGTATCCACATTGAGTGAAAAACACCAAAAAGATGAGAAACACATTGAATTGCAAATCCGCGATGTGAGTCGAGTAGACGAAAAAACACCGATTACTACAGATGAAAATTTATATGAATTGGCTAGCATAAAACAACGTATAAACAATCAAATTTTGACATCTATCAAAGAATCTGCTATCGATTGTAACATATATGCAAATACAACAAAACAGAGCGACGAGCAGTTAGTCTGTTACGGCTTCGGTAAAGTAGAATCCAACCAATTCTCTTCGTACCCATCTTTTGATAAAGACCAACACGACAAGGGTGGATTGGATACAAAGAAAATAACATGGAAAGGAAAAGAGATAATGGAAAATGGTGTAAAATATGTACTCAATCCAAATACGAACGAAATATATGATTTCAATAGTTACGAACGTGTCAAAGATATTGGTGGAGAACTAATAATGATAGGAAGATTGATAAAAGACAAACAAGGTCTTCACATTGAAAAAATATAAGAACTAAGAATAATGATAATAATGTCGTCAATTAGAGACGACATGATTTCATAAAAATAAGACATGATTTAGAATCTGCGACGCTGAACGGGAATGCCTTCTAATGTGTACCAACACTCATCAACCTCATCCGTGCAAATACTCCAATTTCCATCGTCGAAAAATACATCAACGTGTGCTTTTACCAACTCGCCACTATCTTTATCTGTGTAAGCAGCGGTTTTAGTCACTTTTGATACTTTTTTATTATCAATGGGAACATTGTTGTATACAAAGACTGATGTACCTGCTTCATCGGTATATAACGTAATGGCAACCCCTGAATATAAACCAGTTCTAAATAGAGCGGTCATATCTTCATTGAGTTTAGCATAATTGCTACTGTTTAATTTTGTCGTCATCAATATATATTAAATAAATATAATATATATTACCAAAAATGTCAATTCCTGTAAGGTATATTCCTAAAGTATTAACAACCAAAGATAGTAAATTACAAAAAACATCTATTCATAAAAGCCGTCGTTTGTACAAAAAAGGTAAATACTATCAGCGACCGAAAGTACGTTCCTTCAAAAGCAAACCTTCTAAACATTTACAAAATGTGAAAAATATGTACAATATACAACCCTTGGAAGTGAACGACGAGTTATCTAAAAAAACGAAATGTTCGAAAGAAGGTTTAGAACAAATTGTGAACAAGGGGCGCGGTGCCTACTATTCGTCTGGGTCAAGACCGAATCAAACTGCAGAGTCATGGGGAATAGCGAGACTAGCGAGTGCGATAACTGGAGGTCCCGCCAGTGTAATCGATTATCATATTTTGAACGAACATTGTAAGCCGGAGGGGAAAGCTAGGAAAAACGCAAAAAAAACATGTAAAAAAATGGGAAGATGCAAAAAATACATGCACAACTATACCAGTCGCAAGTCCGCCTAATTCGTTTATTTAAGAATATATATACATTTCTTCAAATAAAACATAAAAACAAACGCAGTATTGATATTATAATTTGAAATGAACGAGTCTAATAATGTACTGACTATAAAAACAGTACAAATACAGCCTATACGAAATATGATTACTGCAATAAAGGACGTACTCACTGATGCCACAATTACATTTACTCGCGATGGAATGAAAATCATAAATTTTGACAAAACACATACAATCTTGGTAAATGTCGGGTTGCATGCAAGTAAATTTGAATATTACAATTGTGAACCTGACAAAATAATTGTATGTGCGAATACGTTGCATTTATTCAAAGTAATATCCACCATGTCAAATGATGACACGCTGTCCATGTATATTGATAAAGATGATTATCATGACGGTATTGTGTCACATTTGGGATTGCAATACGACAATGGAGATATCAAACAATGTTACAGTCAAAAGTTGAGGCTGATTGAACCAGATATGGAGGAATTAGTCGTCCCTGATGTGGAGTATTCTACTGTTATCAACCTACCTACCGCAGATTTCCAGAAGATTATTCGTGACCTAAATGGTATTTCTGACCGCATTGAAATCAAATCAGTAGGGAACGATTTGGTTTTTTCGTGTGACGGTAATTTTGCCAGTTCTCGCATTTTCCGTTCTGAATCGGGTGGAAACATGGAATTTCTGCAAAAATCAGATGCGTCGGTTGTTATACAGGGTGAATTTTCATTGAAAAGCCTGAGTCATTTTATAAAATGCACCCCTCTATGCAGTCATCTAGAAATGTATTTGGGCAATGATTTGCCATTGATTGTCAAATATGACGTCGCATCGCTAGGTGAGATTAGAATGTGTTTAGCACCTTTGCCGCCTTCTTAAAATATGTACATCCATGAAGAATTGAAACACCGTTCTTTTGAAAATATAATAAAAAAATATATAAACATTTTTTTACTATATAGAATATCGTAATGGATAAAGATGAAACAATAAAGGAAATGGAATCAACCGCCAAAATAACTAAATATAAATGTGATAAATGTAAGAAGTCGTTTATTTGTAAAACGTGTGATTCTGAATCATCAATAAGATTCAAACATAGAACACATTGTTATAGTGGGCAATTGGGAATAGGTGTAAATTGTACCGAATATCATACATGTAATGAATGTTTTGTTCCGGATGAGGATGACTGGGCTTTTTGAATTTTCAAAGGTGTATTATAGTTATTTGCGCTTTTGTAATTTCTTATTGATAGTATATGGACATACTATCAATACTCATAGTGTATATGGTGGGTACTATCGTATTTTTGATTTCAAACATATTATTGATACGAGGAATCATGATTTCAACATAACCTATTACATAATGTGAAATAAAATTGAATCTATATTTTTCAAAATCTATTATTATTATTATATAGTCGATAAGGGCGTAAAATGACGGAAAATGATATAATATGTGATATTCACACCGCATATACGGTTGAAAAAGTGATGTCCCCGTGCAGAGGAAAATGTGGTTTATGTATGAAAAAAAAGGTGCACGGATACAGCAATCCAGACCATGTAAGTAATCCTTTCGGTTATTTGTACTTGATTCCCATGATATGCAGTGAATGTTCTATGAAACATGCTAAATGTATGTGGTGTGTTCCCAAATCGAAATTATAGGTTAGTATCTAGAGAATGTTGTTTTGTAAATAGAAGAATTCCCATTATTACATCCACAAATAACGGCACGGACGCGATTCGTTTTTTCTGTGCAGCAAACATACCTGCAAGTAAATACAACATGCCATGAACAATTCTATATTTTGCCCACCAGGTTTTTCCGCCTGCTTCAAATGCATTCAATCGAGTGTTTGTGAAATATAAATACAGAAAACTTATTCCAATAGCAAAAAGACCGATGCTATAGTAGAAAAGCAAATTGTTTGCAATATACAAGGGAATGAATGCTATTATTAACCTGGCAGGTATGCACCCAAATAAAAAATATTTCATGCTTTTTTTTTCAGTAAGCATCGTTATGTAGTATTGTTATATTTTTATCTGAATACAACAATACAATTATATAGATATCACTTTCGCATTCTCTGTGGTTACAGTGCCTATGGTATCAGTTTTTTTCACATGTTTTATATGTGTGTAAACGATAGGTATATTTTTCCCCGATTTATGTCTAGAATTTGATTTGCATATCACTGCTCCCTGTGTAATGATTTGCTTGAGTTGTTTTTTGCTTAATAATATATCTGTCGGTAAATGTGCGATTACATGACAGGACGAATCACCGTTGATATGAAACCAAATATCATGCTCATCTGCTCTATCTATGATATCGAAGTTGTGTTGTGCATTTTTACCAATGCTGTATTCAATGGAATTGCCTAGTGAATTGATATAAACCATTTTAGACATGTTTGAGTGAGATTTATTTGTGATACTCAATAATTGGGTAATCAATTTTCCTGAAACAAAACGATATTCGAGAATATCGGTATAGGTATGAATAACTGACCAAATCAATAGTATGTGTTTTGTATACTATTGATTTTACAACATTCGATTTTGGGCGCGTATTAGTATTCTGGTTCATGTTTCTTAAACAAACACCCCTGGGTTGAAAGATTGGTTATTGTCGTAATAATGGACGGGTCCTGGAGCGTAGAGACGTTAAGCCATATTTTCAGAATGCAAAAATTTTTTTTAGGGGAGATAGTAATCCCATTTATATGTTGATTGTGCTCTGGCTTGATACATAATGAATTGCCGCATAGCAAAAGGGCTAATTTCTTCCATACATCTACAATAAATTTATTCGTTATTTTGTAAGAAAAACATCCGCCCTCTCTGTTTTTCGGGTCCTCCCACATAGGAGTTATCCCCGATTTCATGATGAATAACATAGAATTCTTTATGATGTTGTCATGTATCGACTCGTTCAACTTCAACATAGTTTCTATATTATCAATGGAAGAATTGATAACGATGTAGCTATCTAGTTTCCAGTTTTTGTCTTGTGGTAAATGGTAATACATATCCCATTTATCATTCAAAGAATGTAGTTGGGTAGGAGTACTCACCGCATCCATTTTGTAGATACCCTTATAGTATGTTTACTAATAATCTTTATATCATTTTGTTTTCTCAATGCTATACCCAGACGTTTTAAGAACAATATAATCCATTCTATCTAGTGTAATATTATCAAATGCATCATCTGTGATACTCAGTTGGTAGTCATCATTAAATGTAAATGATTCGTGCATGTAGTTATAATCAAACCATCTTTTCAAAAAAGCGATGGACAAAATTTCATTGTTTTCAATAAAATAGTTTCTAGGCAAATCTATTGTGCATGAAAAATCGCTTTCTTTGTCTATGTATTCTATCTCGAAAAACGGATTGTTCACCGTGTTCATACTGGAAGTCCATTGTTCATACAGTCGAAAACAATGGTGATTGCACAAGTACTTGTTTCCATGTTTTACTACATACATAGTCATTGGGTCGGTTGAAACCGGATTAGGTGTGTCTGCGTGGTTGAAATATAGCATTTTTCTATGCATTACCATATCGGTAATCTGCTTTGACTTATGATTATGTACCATATCATAACTTTCAATCAATTTAGGAACTATTTTTCGCGAAGAATCGTTATTGTGTCTGAATAACATACTGATATTTATCCAATTTGCATCGACCGGTTCTTTTTTGTAATTGTACATATTTGTTACGATGCCATTGTATCCCATTTCTACACAGTTCATAGCATGCCTGAAAAAATCGTCATGTTCATAACAGGAAGAATACATTTTTGATAGATTTGTTTGAAGTCTCGTGTAGAGCATGAATCCCTTTATACCAATGTTGACAATGGTAGTGTTGTCCATCATTTTATGTAGGGTTTCCGCTATATGCCCATATAATTTAATCACAGTGAGTATACTAGATATACCAAACAAAAAATACATGTTATACCAAAAATTGAAAAATATATTTATATGATTTATGTGTAATAATAGAAATGGCATAAAATAAAATACGCATATACACCTTTGAAGATTTAAAATGGCACGGTTAAACAAATTACAATAAATATACATAAAATTATTTAAAAATTATATGTATATATTTAGTAAATGGATAATAATATGGATGAGATTATAAATGAAAATAATTTATTAAAACAGCATGTATAAACAGGTGGTTGTACACTAGCGTTGTTGATTGTCTTTGGTAATTTTCAATATGCATTCGTCTATTTGTTTTTTCCATATGTTTGTATCGTTCCATGACCCGTCTTTTTCGGTGTGTATATTTGTGATGTTATCACATTCAAATTTTTCAGCAGATGAATTGATAAAGTAGATGTTTTCTAGTTTGCGGTGTTGCAACAATAATGTTTGCAATCGTAACACATCCTTTGTGTTGTATCGACATAAAACTATGATAGGTGATGAATCGCCGAGAATGCTATAGAATCTTTGAATTCTTCTCTCATATTTGGCTACTACTTTGTCGTGATGACTATACCAGTCATCCGCAATTACTTTACCGGTTTCTTCGCCGAATATACCTTCACCTATGTCGTCATCAGCACCCCCTTCTACATGATTCAAAGGATAATCATGTGGAAATTGAAATCCGTAGAAATCAATCAACCGTGTTTTAGTTTCATTATATCGTAGGTGTTTGTGAAAATGTTCGAACTTATCTGCAAAACATGTTTCTAAAATATGTATATTGGATACGACCCAATCAAACGGCAACGCTACATTACGTAAATTCAAATTTCGCAAAGCAGCAGCAGGAGAGCAATCGTTGCCCAATGTCAGGTAATTTATTTCCATTACTATAGTTGTATATTTGCTTTTTCAAAACTTTACGATTCGCACAAAAATGCATGAAAAAATATACAATTTACTCGTTGTATATTTTTATGATTACGAATCTAAATATCTAGACTAATGATGTTTTTATCAGACTTGTTGCGTTTTCGGGTTGATTTATGTGGAATATTTGTATTTTGCAAATCTTTCAGTGAACTGACTGAAATCATGGAATCATTGTCGTTATTCGCGCCGGCCGAAGGAGCTTCTTTGCGAATGTCGACGGTCCGTGTCTTCAGTCCAGATAAAATGTCGTCTATATCACTGTTCTGTGGTCCCTTCATCTCAGGACGACTCATTGGTCTCGCCTGTTCATTTACATTTGACATACCCTTGTTCAACTCTACCCCATTTTCTCTGAACATATTACCGCGTCCAGCATTTATATCTGGACGATTTCCAGGTGCTTCCGTAAATGTCATCCCTGGTCTAGTAGGAGGAGGCTGAGTCTTTGTCTCGACAGGGGCAGGCGGTGGTGGTCCTCTTGGCTGGTTCATCTGGTCCTGCATAAGATTGTTTGCGAATTCAAAACCAGGAGAATTTTGACTCATTGTGTTTACAGTTGCATCCGTAAACATGCGCATTAATTCGGGACTTTGTTTAATTACATCATTGAAACCAGGAGTGGCACTAGATAATGCTTTATTGGAAAAATTTAAGACGGCTGCACTGAACCCTAGACGCAACAGTAAAGAAAGTTCAGGTGCCATCTTTCCTCCTTTGTACTTATCATGCAATTCAGAGAATAACTCGTCATAACTATCAATGTCCTCACTTATTTGCTCACCCCAACCATCGAGGTTCAAATCGAATGGATTGAATGCCGCATTTGCATATTCAACAGAGTTTACAAATGTCATAAACCACCATCCCTGTAGTTTGATAGAATCCTTTTTTCTTTTTTCCTCCATGATAGTTTCATACTCATCTTCTACCTCTTCAAATGGTGAATCCATGTTCAGCTCACTTGATTGTTTCACATGGCCTTTATCGTGCCAATCCTCCATTTTTTTCAACATCGCTCTTTTCTTTCTTCTTTTCTCGCGTTCATTCAGCGTTGATTTCGGGGCGGCACTCGGCATTTCATTCATTTTAGAATAACCATCCCATGTTTTTGTATTTCCCATACTACCTAGCGTTGCACTTCCCAAATTGGCGTCGTTACTATTATCACCCATATTGACCTGCATTGGCTCTGCATTTGTATTGTCTGATTTGGAAAATCCACCAAGTCCAAACATATCTGATGCCATACCAGATAGGGAACGAACGTCTTTTGCAGGAGGAGCACTCGCAGCTGTTTCCGATAAAGTATTCAATTCCTGTTCTAAATCGTTCAAATCGCCTAAATCTACTTTTATATTGTCACTGGCTGATTTATTTTTATCGTTCATTAATAATTCTATCCCAGACCCGAAATTAACTTTCGGTGCACTGTCACTAATATTAATAGATACAGGCTCATTGATATCTGTTGCACCAATATCAATGATGTCCATGCTTATGATATTTATACACTATTTATTTTTAAATCATCCGCATAACATATTATATTATGATGTTTGAAATACCATAAACCTTGCAAAAAAGAATCTGCTAAATCATCCTTTTTCTTCGTATTCATACTTTCCCGCCATGGATGTAGATGAGCATTTCTTTCTAGTATTTGAGAACAATAAAATACCCCATCCTTTTTATTTTCTTTGTAATTTGGGTTGTTTTTCGGTTTACTTTGTTGTGAAGCTGAAGTACTTTCGATAGATAACGTATTTTTTATTGACAAACTTGAAAATTGTTTTAATTTATGAGAAGAAGACACAAACAGAATCTCGATATTATCATTCAACATTATAAAATATTGCGCTAACATCCCCTGTATGGTTTTCATTCTGTTAGCAATCGGTGATATTTGATTTTCAATGACAACATGTGTAATCTCACTGATATCTGGTAATTCGTTCAACTTTTGTTTCATATTTCTACCTATGTCTATCAAATCTATTTCACTCGCAGACTTTTGTTTATTACTATCGAGAACCTGAAAACATGTGGACAAATAAAAATTATGCAACCGGTTTACAATGTCGTCTTTTTTTAGTTTTTCAGAGTCGTTCATAAACATAAAATGCCCTCGACCAATTGTTAACAGCTCAGTTACCTTTTGTTTTTTTAGGTAGGGAAGCTGTGTTTGTTTGGAGGGAATCATATAGTCTTTGCTGCTTTTTGCATGCTTATCGCAAAAATACTGACCGGTTTTTGTATATTTTGCTTTTTTTCCACAAATCTTATCCTGCTGCTTTTTTGTTTTTGCGGGGACAATACATGTACATTGTTTATCGATATTCAACTCTTCGTTCATCATGTTGAGAACCCCCCAGTCATGAATGGCAACATTTGAGTCTTCTACTGTTAAATAACAGTATGCCATATTTTTGATACCAACATCAAAACTCAGTAACCTCATGTAATATGAAACATAGATATTTGTTTATGTTTCATATTTGATAACTTATTTTTTCAACTTATTTTCAACTTATTTACTGTTTTCATTCGCCATGACCTGTTTTTTAATCAGGTTTTCCTGTGTAACAACGGGGGAAATTTTTCTAGAATAAAGTTGTTCACGGGTAAGATACGTAGCTTTCAAATCACTGGTCGTATGACCAAACGGCTGTGTATTATCCAATAGAGATTCGAACTTATAAGGGGTGTTTTTTTGACTGACAATGTTTGATTGAATACTCGGAACATCGACTGGACGATAATTGTATCCAGTATCGTTAGATGACGCTAAAAAATTCGATTTCATAACATCGCCTGCATTTTTCGTTAAATAGCGTCTATATTGCCAATTCGATTTAATCTGGTTGTCTTCCTTAATCTTTGCATTTTCAGTAGCATGTGGTTGCCATGCGGCGGTAATGGCTCTGCCATCGTTCATCAATGGTGGAACATTCGGATATTTGTTATTTGTATGATATCCTCTCTCTGACTGAGGGATTGTTTCTTTAATCACAGGATAAGCACAACCAACAGTTTGTGAATTTGAGAAAACATTAGAAAACATTATAATATTATGATTTATATTATAATAAGAGAATAGTTTTTTGAGTAATTACAGATTTGTTTCAAGCAAGGTAATCAAATCGTTTTTTTTCATTTTACTAGGGTCACTACTTAGACCCTTTTCAATAACTAAAGACTTCAGTGTGGGTACATTCATCTTTTTGTATACCTCCGTAGAATGAGAGGTGATAGTATGTAGCGATGAAGTTTCTTCTAAATCGTCTGATTCTTTCAGCTTATTTACATGGATTTCTTCTATTTTATCTGTATCAAGCTCGACCGGGAGCACTTCTGGTTCATCTAAAGATACGCTATTCATACCATCACTATTGTCATTGTTTGTATCAAAATACGTCTCGTTATCAATAGAATTCTCGATATCTACAGCTACCAACTTTACTCGCTCACTATCATTCTCTTTGTCGCCATCATCACTATCTTTGTCATCATCGTCATCGCTGTCATCACTACCATCGTCATCACTACCATCGTCATCACTGTCACTGTCCTCGTCATCACTGTCCGTAAAATCAGAACGGGTTTCCATCGAGACGTTCAGGTTATTGTCGACGAGGTCAGGGAGAGAGTCTGCCTCACTCTCGTTATCAGTTAAGGATACCGGAATTTTGTCTGCAGTGTGCATCATCATAGGGTATCCAGTCGGTTGATAACTTTCAAGTGCAATAGTGTGTTTTAAACCAGATAGTTCGTGCACCATATTATTCATGATTTCAAACATTGTCTCACTACTTTGTTCCAATTTAGTAACACGTTGCTTGAAATGATAAATCAACATCATAAGTAATATACAACTGATTCCTAAAGTAACAAAAAATACCGATTCCAACATGTTAAACAATTTCATTAGAATAGGTAGATACTATATTACTTAATAGTGAACGAATGTCTAAATTACTTTTCTTATAAATAAATATTGTGCGCTACAAAAAAATAAGCATATTGTATATATTGAAACAATGAATCGTTCATTTGAAAATACACAAACTCCAAACTCAATACAAAATAACGAAGATATGAGTAGTAATATCTTTAGTGGTAAAAATCTTATGATAATTATCTTGACGGGACTATTGATATTATCCTTTTTAGGCATAAATTTATTAATGATATTTGGCAATTGGATACAAGTACTTATCAATATATTCGGTCCTTTGGTAACACAAATACTTTCCATATTCGGTTATACTACAGGTACTGTATTAGACAAAACCGAAGACGTAGCCACCAGTGTTGCGAAATCGGGCATTGATATTGCTGGTGGTGCGATACAGTCAGTTGCTGATTTATTGAAAGATATCAGTTCTTCGAACGTTGACCCTTCTGCTCGTTCCCAATTAGACCAGGCATTGGACCAAAAGAAAACAGCTGACACACCATTGTTCAAGCGTAAAGAACCGGAGGCAGACAGCAGTGATACATCGATTCAAAAACCGATTACTTCCGAGAAATTAAACTGGTGTTTAGTAGGAGAATACCAGGGCAAACGAGGTTGTGTTGAAGTAGACGATGCGAACAAATGCATGTCGGGTCAGGTTTTCCCTACACAACAAATGTGTTTGAATCCGACTAAGACTGTTTTCATGCACAGTCATGCTTCGTAAACGTATTGTCTTAATTTTTATCTACAATAATGTGTTTAGAAAGATTTCTTATCACCTTATTGTCCAATCTGGTTTGCTCTGCACCCACGTCACCTAGTATATTTCGCATCATTGCGATACAGAAATCATATTTTGGACTATTTGAATCATAACACTCTGGATATTTTTCGCGCCACAAAGGTATAGTTGCGTAATTTTGCTTTGCCACGTAGTCTATCATTTTGTGCAATTTCAAATTATCCGGGGTGTCTTTGCTCCATTCATTGTTGTCTTTTATATACAATGTTTCTCGTTTTAGGTCGGTGCAATGCAGTGGACGTTTCGTCACATCCAACTCTTTGATGCGCGATAATATCATGTCCGTCATGCCAGATACATACCCATTCTTACCTATGTTCTCGATGTCTTTAAAACCAACTTCAATATTTTCAATGAAATCAGACATATTCATTGCATCTTTGCATGTTGTATTCAAAAAGAAGTTCAGATTGAATTTCTGGTTGTTATTGTTGGTTGTATTATTTATCGTATTATGTGTGGTTTTGCCATTGACTTTGACAGCTTCTATGAGTTGATGTTGTAACTTTTGATTTTCATGTTGCTGTTCCAGGATTAAGTCTTTGAATTCTTGATTTTGTAACAATAAATTAGCTAGTACATTCGAGCCAATGATTTGTTCAGGGTGACTGCTATCCTCATCACTAACAATACATTTGGATTTATGGCTGTATAAGCTTTGTCTATGTTTGTATGTTTTACCACATTCGCATGAATACTCGCTTTGGCGTTTTTTTGGCGTTTTTTTGTAAGTATGTGTAAGTATTTGATGTTTTGCAGTGACTATGTGTCGACTATAATCACTTTTTTTGCTACAAATAAAGTTGCATTTTTCACATTCGTATGTCATTTGTAATTTGGCGTTTTTTTGTAAGTCAAATGTAAGTATATATGACTTACATAAAAAAACGCCTAAATGGTTTCACCTTAAATATACTTTTTTTTTATGGTAACAGAATTTTCAATCCAAATATGTATTTTGCTGCATTATAGTCTAAAACGTATTTTTCGTGTTTTTAAAATAGGTTTTCCATCCCAAAAAGAAAAAATGGACATTTATTTTTGTCCATTTTTTCTGAGTAAGCCCAGTTTCTTTTTTTAGTTTATTCAAGATTGTAAATAATAAGAATAATAATGTGTAAAATCATGGTTGTAATCAATATAGCGTTGCAAATATACACCTATATTTTACGTATGCACTAAACTAGCAATGACCGATACATAATTGTCATTTAATTCAAATCTGCAACCAATGACAGATACTCTTATTTTATCACTTTCCTTTATCGTTGAAAACGATTTATTTGTAAAATGGTGGTCGCGTGCGATAAACACAGTTACTGGGACAGTGCCGTCATCGTCTACAATTTCGGCATGAATACCCGCTTTAGTGATGGTCTTTGCTGTGCATTCTAAATGCATTCCTTCAACTGGGTGACATATCATACACTCGTATACAGTTTGAAATTCAACGCTTGCGTTTATCACATTACCCGAGGAATAAGTCATTACTTTCACAGAAGCTGGTCGAATAAAGCCTTCTGAAATGCATCTCCCCTCTGTACGTTTTTGAATGGTTTTTTCTAAATTTTGCCGGATGTTGTTACCAATCTCGTTTATTGATAAAATTACCTTCATATTTAGTATAGCTGGACTATACACTCCATAAACCTTTTCTTGTTTAGTATTCATCTTATAATAATAACATATAATAACTTTATGTTATTATGATGTAATCAATTTTTACACTCTCGTGATGACTGTTTACAAATTCGATATTTTATTAGACAATGCTCGTGTAGTATCCAAAAACCACACTTTTTCAACTGATGATTCGTTATAATAACGCATGATACATTCTAATAATACACATAATCCTGGTTTTAATATATTGTTGAATTCGCTGCTATTGTATTCAGGCCAATCGGTTATATTATGAGGGTTCTCTATCAATATAGGCATAAATCGTTGCAAAATATCTATTTTACCTAGTTTATCGCATGTGGTTCCCGCATTATTTTTATCACGACCGTGTGTTTTTAATTTAAACACTATATCTTTTTTGAAAGGATACATAAATCCGAAGATATTGTTGATTTTGGAAGAAGAAACATTCGTGATTGTCTGTTTCATGGATTCGAAACGAATATAATCAGTGGGTTGTCCCTCTTCTAATGTTTTCGATTCTTTGTTCCATGAATACAACCGCACCGTATCTTCATCTGGAATAAGAATAGCGGTTTTGTCCTTAACTTCCATGTTAAGTTTATCATAATAGAGTCTACTATTTTTGATAAGTTCGTTATCTAGATTAGAATCATCCGTAGTAGTTACAATTTCATCACTGACCTTGCCATAATATAAATGTTCAATAAATAATTTATGAGAAGGTAGGTCTAGGGTATCTAAATAATGATGAACAAATATTTTATTTAATACATCTTTGGGTAGGAAATATTTTTCAGTGAGAATATCGTATATAATACCAGCATTTTTATACCAGTCTACCGGTATTGTATCATCGCGATATTGTTCTCTCAATTGTGAGAGTGACCGCTTGTTAATTTTGCCTAAGTCTTTGTAAGTGTCTTTCATTTTCGTCTGTATGATTCGTTCTTTGTCAATGTATTTTATTTGGGTCTTCAAATGTGCAAACAATGTATCAAAACGTTGTTTTTTGTTGGTGGTAGCGTCTTCAATCGTCACCGCCTCCTTGGGTTTTTGTATTTTTTGGATATCTTTTTTCTCGTTTTTACTAACAGGTAATTCCATATTCAGTTTTTCATGCTTTATGTCAATGGGAATTTCTCTTTCGTAAATACTGGCATGTTCGTCTGTTATTTCAAATGGTTGGAATACGTAATATTTGTCTTTATTGATTAGATAACCATAACGTCCATATTTATCAATTATATGTTCATTTTTGTTTTCTACTATATTAGTTAGGGCGTAATCGATGTGTTCAACCGGATAATTTCGCTGCAATGCGATGTTATTTATCAAAGACGTCCTGTCATAAAATGTCTGTTCTCTGAAGAGTTCTCTTATGCGCTTCACGATAGCAGAAAAGTTCATTTTTGCAAATTGTTCATTGTATGTATTTTTATACAATTCGTTCTCGTTCAGTTGTACAGTAGGATTGCATACATAATTGCAGGTATCCATATAATCGCATAATTCAGTAAATGGTTTGTCACCGACTTCATATTCGATAGTTTTGTTTTCAGGACTAGAAGATAAAGACAACTGTATTTTTTGTCCAGCAGATTGCTGTGTCATGGATTCTAATGTAAAGTTAGATTGGCCAACATTCAATATACAATCTATCGCAGTTTCTTTTAATATTCGAGTAATCTTACCTATCTGGATAGCCTTGTTCTCTGCATATCTATAAATATACATGTCCGCGGCTTCTTCTGCATTGTTGTCTGTTTTGCTCGCATGTAAATAGATTTCTACGTTGCGTTCTTCGAATGGCAACGCACAGTGACTTAAATTTCTAACAGACCTGCCTATTATTTGTTCTATGCGGCTGGCATTATACCATGGCTCTAGTATATGCAATTGTCTGATATTTTTGAAGTCTAGACCCTCTGCCGCTGCTTTCGTAATAAGAATCACTTTGACGTTTTCGCCATATTTATTATCAGAACGGGTAACCAATTTCAAATCATCCGCATTGTTGGGTGAAAAAAATTTATCTCCAGTAATCATAACATATTTGGCAGGTTTAAACGGCTTTTTAGAATTAGCTGATTTCATGTATTCACTTTTCGTTTGCATAGTAGTACTATTTATCGGTTCAGTAGGAGCATGGTTGAATAAGGATTTCGTGTAGTTAGCAGTTCCAAATCTAGAGAAGCCCATCTCTTCTAATGCGAGTGCGATAGGTACAACGCCACTATCAATATATTGGGAATATATCATAACGATACCCTTTGATTTTTTGACAATGTTGCAAATATTGTGTATTTTGCTACTGTATTTTCCGATGTTCTCGTTCGTTAAAATTCTCCCGTATTTCTCAATGATTTCTGGTTTGTATTCAAAACTGTGTCTTAACATATAGGGAGAGTTGGTCACTTTGTATGTAAAAACGTTGGATAAGCCACGAGAACCAACCATGGCATCTATCAACGAACTGTTATTTTCAATCTGGGCATCGTCTTCCTCCGTTACCTGCACTGAGTCGTCTCCTCCTGTAAAAACACTATTTGTAAGAGACGATAACTGATTTGCAACCGGAGAGCTATTTTCTTGAGTCATATCGGTTTCGTTGGACTCTTCCTGGTCTTCTTTTGTGGCAACTATCATTTTATCATCAAATTCCATGTTTGGGTATACGATGTTAAGACTTTGTATGGGGGGTGATAACAATGTGTAGCCAAAGGATTCCATATTATCAAAAGTAGGTAAAATACGTTGATTGCCCTGTACGCTCGTAGTATATGCCTTTGTCCTCAGGTTGTTCATTATAAACTCATACACCTGAGATTGATAGTTGCCTATACTATTGGTATATACAGGAAGATGAGTCAAAGGAGTCTCTATTGGTTTTTTGTTCATTTGTAACTTAGGATAGTTAGCCGGAGTAATTGTCTTACTATCATCAAACAATTCCGGATACACCCGATAAGGGAAAGTATATGGATTTTCTCCTCTTACATATGACACATAACCAGTCAGTTTTCTTCTTAATAACTCTTTGCCTCCTTCTAAATCGCGTCCGTCCTTTGTTTTTCGTGGTTCCAGAAAATTCCCATCCTTATCAAAGACATCTTCTTCTCGTATGAGAGCACGTCTGTCTATGATATTCAATAGATTTGTTAACCATATGATTTCACGATAGCTATTGTACATGGGTGTGGCAGACAATAGTAAAAGACGCATATTTTCGGCGTATTTACAGATATGCATAAGCATGGCAGATGTTTTCTTAGCATTTTGCTTACTAGTTTGTACGGCTGATATATTATGAACCTCATCAATAATAATTAAGCGATTATTGAATATTTCTCGGATATTGTGTATTTCCTGTTTTATTTTTTCACCGGCAGTTAGACCTAGATTTTCGTCTACCATGGTTTTTTTCTTGATATAATTGGCAAATTCACCATATCCCATAAACTTGTAATGTAACTTGATAATCTGTTTGATTTGTGAGATGACTTTATCTTTGGGTATATTTTGCAATTGTAGGGGGTTCAGTTCTTTTAATAATTCATTCCCGACACATGTGTCTAGATTCCAGACACCGCCAACCTGTTCTAATTTTCTATCATCAAACAATTGCATCATAAAGTTCGATTGGACATTTGGCGAAGCAATTACCATAATGCGATGGGTAGACCCAATATTTTTGATGTAACTACGCATCTCCTCAGAAATGCCTATCGCAGAGCACGTTTTTCCAGTTCCTAACCCATGATATAACAATAATCCATTGTAAGGTGTTTGTATAGACATAAAATTCTTCACGAATAATTGATGCGGGAGAAGTTCGAATTTCACATTACACATTTTTTCCGCCTGTGATTTTACGTCATGTATTGTACCGTCGTATTGTGTATCAAAAAATTCTTTTCTTTTCGCAATTTTGATATTGAAATTGGGGTCATCTAACTCTGGGTACAAAAAATCATAACCAGGCTCGTTCTTCAAATAATCGTGATGTAATTTTTCATTCGCATTGAGCGAAGTGTTATATTCTTTACTATCAACGTCGCCCGTAACCATGTTCATATTATTTTGCAATTCGCTCAATTTGACATTCAACTCTTTGTTTGTCTCAGTATCATTATTGTTTTGATTCGTAACCGCAGATGGTTCATCTTCTACAATAGGTGACTCCAATGATTTTTTTTCATCTAAAGTCGTCGTTTGCGTTTCAATATCGGTATCGGTATCTTTGGTGAAATGTTTTAACAATATCGACTGTATGATTAATTCGTCAGAGTTATTCGCACCACTCACCATTTGCAATATGTCAGCATTGTCGATATTTTTCATAAGTTCTTTGTTGTCTTTATTCAATCTAGTTCGGTTGAAATCACGACTAGTCCTCATCGTATTGATATCTGCAATGTAGGTATTCAATATGCTCGTATGCTTCAACCACTTTTCATGGCGTTTCCATGGAACAATAAGCGTCACACTCGCATCGCCGTTAGATAGTTTTATTTCAACGGACGATTTACATAATGGTACTCCGTTTACCATTTCACAGCGATGATTCGGTGGACATTTAGTTAAATCACCGTTTGCATTTTTTCCACACGGAATATCTTCATTATTGCCACCAGTAATATGTTTACATTTTTTACGAGTACAGTTATTCTTATGTACTTTTTTTCGTGTTGCCATTTAACTGATTGAAATATAAGTATATACTTATTACATATATTTCTTTACACCATTGAACAATAAAATTGTATGACAAGACTAAGCTGACATGTATCACATTATTGTGTATTGAAATACATCAATGGAAATTTAGACAGGGTTTTATAAATATTGGTAAGAACCCGTTTTTTTTCTAAATTATAAGAACGTATTACTTTCATACAGTCCCGATACGATTTCCAATCCATTTTCCCTACCTCAGACCGTTGATATTTGTTCGTTTGTAACGTGTCCTTTGTATTCATGAAGGCAACAAAATATTTATGTTTATATGATTTGTAATTTGAACCAGTAAATATTTCATCAAAGGGGAAGATATTTTCTATAGTGTGAATGCTATTTTTAGAATAGCCAGTTTCTTCTGAAAATTCTCTCAGTGCACAATCATGGTCTTTCTCCTGATAATTTCTGCGTCCTTTGGGAAATCCCCATTCCTGTTCTTCCCATACCGTGTCTTTACATTCGTCGATAATAGTGCTCAATGTATATTTTTTGCTTTTGATAACAATGCCTTTTCGCAAGAGATTGAATTTTTCTTTCGAAGATGACTCCTCGTTTTTGTATTGTCCCGATAAGTTATTATTTCCCCACACTTTAATCCATAAATCTTGAAAAGAATGTGTTTTCAACATTTCCCTTTCTTCAACGGTCATCTGAAGAACCATATTTTTAATGTAATCCTTATTGCATAGTGAATATTTACCCCGCATAAAATCTATGAAACCCAATGTATCTTTTCTGCGAATCATTAAGAACTGTATTTCTCCATTGTAAATGCGAAATGCTACAACGCCAGTACTGGTAATAGGGGTTTTACATTGGTTGTATAAATGGCCTTTTTTTCCACAATTGTTACAATAAAAATCAGTCATACTTATAAATATTAAACTTCTACAATATCATAAACAATTATCTTTATATAATTATAATAACCATGTATTTCGACCCGTCCGTTTGGGGGCCACACTATTGGTTTTTTTTACATACTATTGCAGAATCTTATCCTATGCATCCAAATGAAGTAACCAAACGAAAATATTACGACTTAATACAGAATCTGCCTATATTCATACCTATAGATGAAATTGGAAACTTTGTCAGCCAATTATTGGATAAATACCCAGTAACACCTTATTTGGACAATCGCGATTCATTTGTTAGATGGATGCATTTCATACACAATAAGGTAAATGTCCACATAGGAAAGCTAGAAATTTCACTACCGAAAGCTTTAGAGTTATATCGTGAAGCATATCGTCCAAAACCAATCTATTTAGCCGAAAAAATCAACTGGAGAAGGCATTATTTACATATTTTCATAATAGCTGTTTTATTGATTCTTATCTATATTTGGTACGAATAACAATAATTTCTCCTAATATAATAATTAGTATGAGATTTGAATTGATTTTGATATTGGTTGCTGGTTTCATTATGGCAAATATATACACCGACGGCAAATACACCAAAGTGTTGTTATCCTGGAAAAAATATTATCAAATGGCAGGGGTCGCGTTTGCGGCACTGATGTTGTATATTTTGTTGAAAAAAAATCCGTTACGAGCACACCAAATAGTGTCTGCTTCAAATGAATACATCAAGTATTTACCGATTGATAAAAATACATCGAACATCATATCACCTATCTTAGATTTCACGTCTAAGCAGAACTTTACAAATACTCCCACACAGAGCTTAGATGGGGGTGGATATAATTATCCAATCGTTTCAATGAATCAACAGCAGTCAGAGACCCGGATTTTGAATTCTGGAAAAAAATCAACAAAACGGTCCGTTAGTGAAACCAAAAAAAAGTTCGTTGCAGCTAGACAAGACTGGAAATGTGGGAACTGCAAACATAAACTATCAGCCTGGTTTGAGGTAGACCACAAAACACGTTTGGAACATGGAGGTAGCAATCATGTAGACAATTTAGTTGCATTGTGTCGCGAATGCCATGGAGAAAAAACGGCAATGGAAAACCTTTGAAATAACCAATACTAAGGCAGTTGGTATTTAGACTGAATAATGATTATTGCTATCAAAATATAATCACTATTTATAGTAAGAAATGACAAATATATCGGAATCCCTTAAAGCCGATTCCTATCTGTACGTAAATATAATTCTTTTTTTAATATTGACATTAGTATTAGTATCAGACATGAAAACGATAAAGAGCGAAAATGACAACCCTCATCGCAGCAATTCAAAAGAAACTGCCAAACTGATACTTTCGGGTACAGGAGCGTTAGGTGTGTTAGCCTACATTGCTATGTATTTTTCCAGCCAAAATTTGAATCAATGGCACAAATATTACTATATGTTTTTGGGAACATTGTTTACTATATACAGTTATCTTACGTTTTCTTATTACAGCATATTCAATCGAAGTATGGGAATAGTGCTGTCTATGATTGCAATTGTAGGATTAGCCATGGTATTCGATATTTTTGCAAATTATTTCAAGTCCATGAGAGGGGTCGCTAGTTTTGCAACGTATCTTATTTTCTACATCCCCTGTTTATTACTAAATTTTGTAAATTATATAGTAGATGAGTTCAGACTGACTGCGAAACCAGTATTGGTACTATTTTTCATAGAAATCATATTGTTGCTGCTATATATGTATTTGCCCAAATTGTTGGTTCAGGTATCTTTAAAAGATGGCATTAGCATTATGCAAGATTATGCGTATTTAAACAGCGAAAACAGCATTCCAATGAATGAAGTAGTCTACATGGATACGAAAGCAACCAATATCGCAAGTGATATGGACAAACAAATACGCAGTAACTACGGGTTGTCCATGTGGACATATTTGAATAATTATTCAACGAGCATGAGTTCTTATAACAAAGAATCGACGATTTTCGACTATGGAAATGGTAAACCCAAAGTGACATTGTTCAATGACGAAAAACAACCAAATACGATGGATGTATATCGCATTTATTTTTCAGACAAGTTGAATACTACGAATCACAATGAAAATTTCTACGAAATAAAATTACCTAGCCAAAAGTGGAATCATTTATTTTTCAACTATACTCCTCGTCACGTCGATTTTTATGTAAATGGTAAATTGGAACGCACTTATTATTTGAAAGAGAATCTACCTACCTACCATGATAGTGACGTGGTCACTACGGGCAGCGAGAATGGCCTGAGTGGAGCAATTGCAAACATACGTTATTACAACAAAAATCTATCGTCGCGCGAAGTCGCAAACATATACAACATTTCTATGAATAGCGACCCACCTGTAATCAAATTATTGAAGTAATTATTTTGTGACTATTTAATATACATGTCGACAGTTGTCATAATTTTAGCAGTAATTGTAATATTATTGATATACATTTTATATCGCTTTTTGAAGGCATCAGAGGTAGAGCTAACTGCGTCTGCAAACATGAACGATGATATTACCGCCATGCCTATCATGACGAATTCCACTAGCACTAAGTACGCATACGGATTATGGATTTATGTCAACTCATGGCAGATGGGGGGCCCAAAAACATTGTTTTCCAGAGACAAAAACATAGAATTGTATTTAGATACAAACAGCCCGACCTTAAAATGTGATATTTTCATGTCGAATGATGCATCCAAAACAATTGAAATCACAGACAATTTCCCTATACAAAAATGGGTTCACATTATAGTAAGCGTCGACAATCAATATGCAGATTGTTATTTAGATGGTAAATTAGTCAAATCTAGTCGGGCTTATACTGAAGATGAAGAAAATGGAATTCAAACACCGATGCAACCGCCAGTCGGTGGCAAAGACGGTACAAAAATGAAATTAGGAGGAAACACACGTTTTGACGCTTATGTATCTCGTTTTAAACACTGGTCTTCGTCCATCAATCCGGAAACTGCATGGACGGCATATATGAACGGCAATGGTCAGGGTGTAATGAAAAACTGGTTCTCTGCCTATGGTTTAGACGTATTGGTTAAAAAAGACAATATCGAACAAACCAAATTTTCTTTATTTTAATTTCTAACAAATCGTTTTATAACTATATAATATATTATAAAACGATTATGAATTTTCAACCACAGCAACAACCTATAACTAATTCAGTACAAATGACCGAAAATGTTAGAAATGTTGGTGACAGTATAAGTTCTTCCATACTATCGGCTACTGATAGTATAAAAGATTCAGTCAGCGGGTTTTCAGACCAGGCACAGGCCTCTATGAGTTCGACTGCCGAAATGTCTCCGGGATTTATGCAATCAAATACGCTGTTTGCAAAGTTTGCATTTGTCATATTGATAGTGATTGTATTTATGTTTTTGCTTAGTTTAGGAATAATGTTGATACAATATTTTTTATCTCCTTCTAGCAATCCATATTTAGTAAAAGGAATGGTTGATGGCAATATTGGTATCACCATACCACAAGACCCTGGAAATAATGAATCTATTTTGATAGAACGCTCAAACAATGAAGAAAGTGGACTTGAATTCACCTGGTCTTCATGGATATATGTTGATGAATTGAAGATTGGTGATGAATATCAAATGTTTCAACACATTTTCCACAAAGGGAACGATTCTTACGATGTAGACGGAGTGGCCACGGTTTCCAATGGACCTGGTTTATATTTGAAACAGAAGGTCGGTACTGATGCGTCTGCACCCAATACTGCATCTATATATGTAATCATGGATACTAAAACGGGAAAAACGAACAACTCTGAAAACGCTTTAGAAGTACAAGACATTCCCATCAAAAAATGGGTGAATGTTGTCATTCGCATGAAAAATACAGTATTAGAAGTCTATGTAAACGGGGTTGTTTCCGGAAGATTACAGTTCCGGGAATTGCCTATACAAAACTATTACGATGTGAATGTAGGAAAGAATGGCGGCATCACTGGAAAACTATCAAATCTACGATATTACAAAGAGGCATTGACTATTTTTGATATTAACAATATAGTTGCCACCGGACCTGATATTCGCACTTTCCGCTTCGACGTCAAAAAGATGAACGATTACAATTACTTATCTAACATGTGGTATACGAATAAATTATACTAATAAAATATACTTGATATTTATAAACAGAATATTTATACATGTCAAATTCGACTATTCAGGTAGCATGTGACCAGCGTAAAATAAGCATGCAGTTCAATATGCCTCCGGTTAGAAATGAACTGATAACACCTTATCCGGAATATACATCCTCACAATTGAATATGCGTAGAAAAACAGAGATTTTGAAATATGCAAAACAAAATACACAGACTCGCAAATTAACTAGCAAAGAACAACAGTCTGCGATTCTGCGAGGAAACTATCGAGGAAATACTATTTCGTGTCCAGACGACCATAAAATATCTTACTCGTCTAGTGCTGCTGGTGTACCCGGACCGTATATACAACTCGTTGAAGACAAAAATGTACCTTTGTATAATTACCTGCCGAATCGATTTGCAAATGCGGTAGAAGTGACGGAAAATGAAACAGAATGGTCTATATATGTTTTGCCGAATCTATCCTCTCCTGCTGGACTCGATAATCTTACTACTATTTCAACATTACTCATTCGTAGTGCTATTAAACAGAGCACATATACCTTCACCTATATAGCACCGATTGTTTATACAGTACAAGGCACGAATATACCGACAGATACCAGTGGTGTGGTGTTGAATGTAAACTTGAATAACATGTCCAGTAAAATCTTTTATGGGCCGAATGAAATTGCGAATAATACGAGTTCCACTGTTTTTGACAATGCTGACTTTCAAGTCACGTTGCAACCTAGCTCATCGATAACATCCGATACGTACAGTTATTCCGCTTCGTTGTACATTGGATATATGACCATTTCAAATCTATATTTAAATACATCGCCTGGATTTTCATATAATATTGGCCTTACCTATAATGCGAGTAAGAGTCTCGATTATTCAAAAATAGACACGGATACTGACATGTTTGTGTCTACCGATACGACAACTATATTGAACAATACTACATTTTCTCTAGTTGCAAATATAGATGATACCTATAGCATTCCTGCTTCTTCCAATTGTGTCATAAATACGGCCGAGTCAACTGCTACAAAAACTACTTCGTTTTCCGGAATATAACAATATCTTTACAATGTACATAAAAATAGCCTTTTTTGTAGACTATAGAGAATGGCAACCCGCACCGAGCAGTTGATAGCAGTGCAGCAGGAGGGGCTCGCGTTATTCAACCGAAAAAACAAAGATTACGGCGATGCCTTTGCAAAATATGGCGTGATTGGTGTGTTGATGCGAATTGAAGACAAAATTCAAAGGGCCATGTCTATTACGAAGAATGGGGTCAATCTCGTAAATGATGAAAGTATTCGTGATACTCTTATAGATTTGCATAATTATGCGGCAATGGCGATTATGTTGATGGACGAAAAATAAAAATAATATGGTTGGTATATTATTTTTAGATTGGTACATAATTTTCTCTGCATAAAGGACAGTTTGTACATCTATCTTTGCAGCCTTTGCAAATGTAATGAAAACAAAGGGGGATTTGTATCGTATTTGTTGTCAGGATATCATAGCAAACTGGACATGTGTGGGTAGCGGTGTTCAACAACCCGCTGGTTCTCAGCAGGTCGAGGTGTTTGTTCTGGACACGCGCTTGTACATTTTTTGCGGCATCCTTCAATGCGGTTATTTTCCGATGCAACCGAAGGTTTTTCCGCTCAAACCGATGAATTTCTCCGTGCAAATCGACAATCTCGTTTTGCAATTCTTCTGTCATAGAGAGTGGTACTGGAAACGGAAGATGGTCCTTATGGTACACTATGCGAAATGAAATGGTAGTAACTGGGTCTCCTGTTTCTCTCGTAAGATATTCGATATACGACATTTTTTTATTCCGGGTACCTTCTTTCAATTCAAATTGTTCGAAAAAATCTTTCATGAAGTGGATAAAGTCTCTGGTGGTGGGTAATATGTCGACGACGTTTTCTCCTGTATGAAACATAGATTCCACATTACCAAATATTTCCAATTGATAGGTATGTATACAACGACTTTTGTTTGCAGTTTGATTTGTCAAATTATAATCTAAGACATACACCATCTCGTTTATACACAGGTCTTGCATGATATATTTACGAAAACTTTCTTGGAATTTGTGGTCCCGTGTTTTTTGGGGTGCGGTAGATGTCATGAGGAACTACGTATTTTATAAAAATATAGGTAGTTCTATTTATATTGATTATATGTTCAATTTTGTAGCGAAGACTGTTCCTCTTCGTTCAATTTTGTGTACACTTTTTCTAGTTCAGCTAATTCTTCTATCTGGCGTTGTATAGATTGCACCAAATATGGTATCAAATCCGTTGTCGCCACACCTTTGTATGTGCTTCCGTCGGTGCCGTCGTTTTCGTTCACCAAATTCGGGAACAGGGCTTCTACTTCCTGGGCAATGAACCCTACA